CAATGTATACGATCATGAGAAGTCTCCTTTCATCAGGTGTTATAGGTCACAGAGAGTCGTGGACGATACGAGCTCGTAGACGAGCCGGAGCCGGAGAATACTGCGTAGTTCTCACTGTAGCCGCGGCCACCCCAGTCGCTTCCGTTGTCGTAGAGCATAAGGCTTGTGCGCGTTCCATTCGCGATTTCCTGAAGCGCTGCCGCAGGAATAGAGAACGTGGCCGTTTCGTTGCGGTCGATAGTGCCGATTACGTCATAGCTCGTATATGTACCAGTCGGCGTTCCACTTCCAGCCGCCGATGTGGTAGTCATCAGCTTAACAGTAATGGCGGCACCCTTGCCGCCACTCAAGCGATGCAGAGTAAGCTCGCCGGAGGCAATAGTCTTGCCGCTCCAGCCAGAAGTGCTGAACTGGATAACAGCGAAGTGGCGATATCCTCCGTTCAGGCCCTGCTGGATGGTGTCCGTGTTGGTCAGCCAGCCAGAGCCGCCAGACTGGTATGTGCGTGTGCTGGTGAGCGACGCGGAGACGGTGGTGGTGCTAGTAGGTGTTGTGCCGCCACCGCCGCTAGTCCCGCTGGAATCATCTTGCAAGATGCCGCCATTCGCGCGGTGCTTCGTCCCGGTCGGGATTGTGCCATAGAGGCAGATGATGCCGCCGTCCGTAGTGTCCACGGAATAGGTGCTTCCAGCGCCTTTGGTGTTGCCCATAAAGAGCCAGCCGCCGTAGTCCGCACGTCCACACGTCTTGCCGTTGAGGACTGTACCGACCGCGCGAATATTACCGCCCTCGGTCGCATGCAACGCGTAGCCATTCGTCGCGGTGACGCTATCGTAGGAGCCTATCTGCACATAAGCGCGGGTGACGGTCACAGCGTTTCCGCTGGCGCAAGCAACGTTCAAGCCCCAGAAGCGCAGTTTGGGGACACAATCCGTGACGGTGAGATGGCCATTGAGCGTCTTCGCCGCCGATGCACTATCGCCACCATAGATGCGGATTTCGGGGTTCGTTCCGGGTGTTGCACCAGACACGCCCTCAAGCACGGCATTATTTTCAGTGGTGTTCGTTGCAAGGGTGATTTGGATGGCTTGGTCAATGGTTTTATGAGATAATATTGCGAGCGCATCCGTGAGAGTGCGGAAGGTGGAGACACCGTCAGGTGTCACAGACGGATTAACAGTGATTGTCGAGGGGCCGTCGTATCTTACAGCCACGCTTGGCGAATTGATGGACGGGATGGTCATGCCCGATTCATCCCAGCGGGTGTCGCCCGAATCGCCGCTTACATCAAGGTTGATAACAGGCCCCCGGAATGTCATCTGATCCTTCGTCATGATAATGGCGGTTCCGTCGATCAGTTCCGTTGCCGGGTCTATAGGGCAAAGGCCCCACGACGTCGCCTTGTTGCCGACTTCGAGTTTCCACTGGTCGTATACATCCACATACGTTCCGCTCGCCATAGACGGAATAATTAGGCCAACCATGATATAAACACTACTGGTTGCGGTAAACGTGTAGGTAAGCGATTGAACTCCTTCTACCGCCTTGATTTCACCGCGACTATTATAATCGTCGGTATATGTGATCCCATCGTCAGAATAGAAGAAGCGGAATGCTCCGGCCTTACTATAGGTGGCCATGTGCGTAGAGAGCGTGTATTCCGTTCCTGCCACCAATTTGATATATGTGGGGAAAGTCATGACAATCAGGTTCGTCACAGCCCCAGATGCAGTATAACGCCGCACGTTCTGTTGCAGATTCTTGAAGTCATATGTAATCACAGTACCGCCAGCGACATTTCTCACTGTGAAACTGCTGGTACCCCTGCCAGTGCCCTTGAGGAGGTTTGTACCGCCAATCTCAATGTCCCCAACTGCCGCGGCTATCTGCCCGGGCACCGCCGCCATCTGGGCGACAAGTCCGCTATTCTCATCTCCGACAGTTGCCTCAAGGCTGCTCGCCGTCTGCTGGAGAGTAGTAATATTTCCCTCCGCATCTGTGACTCTTGTCGCAAGTCCGCTCGCCGTTTGCTCCAGCGCGGAGATATCTCCCTCCGCGTCAGTCACTCTCGTCGTAAGTCCGCTTGCCGTCTGTTCCAGTGTCGAGATATCGCCCTCAGCGTCGGCAACCCTGGTCGTAAGTCCCGATACATCCTGCTGAAGTGTAGTCACGTTTCCCTCGACATTGCTCACGCTCGTCTGCAATCCAGAGACATCAGCGGACAACTGCGTCAGCGTCTGCTGATCGCTGGCGGAAAGAGTAACTCCGTTGAAGCTGATCGCATTCTGCCACGTCTGTCCGCCGTCGCGGGTAAAGCCGATACCGTAGTTCGTACCGTCGTATTGGCCGATGCGAATCTGATGCTGGCCGTTCGTGCCCGGCTCGAAGATATAGATATTGTTGGCGTCCCAGTAGAACTGGTCGCTCCCGAGGATGGTAATGATTCCCGCCTTGAGAATGCCAGTCGTGATCATGTCGGCAGTAAAGCCGTTGCCCGTGCCGAACGTCCGCCATTCCCAATTGCCGTCATTGTCCTTCCCGGCGGCAAGCATAAAGCCAGCGCCCGTCAGCATCATCGCCGAGGAACCATCCGCCGCCTCGATAATCATATTGCCGCTGTCATCCGTGTAGATACCAGAGGCGGTCGAGGCCATCTTATTCTTCAGGAGGTCGATCTCGCCATCCAGCCTTGCCGCGGCCAGAGTGCCATCGCCGGAGAGCGCTCTCGCTCTCTCGTAGATGCCCTGATTCTCCTTCACCAAATCCGCCTGTGTCATGATGCGGTTAATCAGCGTATCGAAGCTCTTCAGCGCAACGCCCGTCTCGTCCGTAGAGAGCGTGATGGAGTTACGGTTCTCGAGCCTCGGCTTCGTCCGCTTCTCGGAGACGTAGGCGATATCGTTGATGCCTGTGGCCTCGTCGTATACGCGAATCTTCTGGTTCTTCTTGAACTCCTCGCCCTTGTGTCCCGTCAGGGTAGACAGGTCGAGGACGGAGAGAGAATATTCATACTGCGGCCTCGACATCTCAGCCGCCACAACAAGAGCGTCGGCGTACAGGCTCTCCTCCTGTCCGGCCACGTAGTTTTTATCGTTCCACGCGCCGTCCTTGAGCATATCGCCCATCGCCGCATCGAAGGCAAGCTCCGCCTGTTCCTGCAACGCCTGTTGCGCGGCGATAGTGCTCATATAGCCGCCAATGGATTGCGCCAGTGTAATGCACTGGAGCATCTGGGCATACCGCTCGGTGTTCAGCGTGTTGATGGAGGCTTGCTGCGCGGCCTTCTCGCTGGTCAACTGGTCGCGCTCTGTCTGCGTATCAGCGGCGGCAATCGCCTTGGTCAGCGTGTCGAGCGTCGTTGTCTTCGCCTCGACGGAGACTTCACGGGCACCCATCGTTCCGGCCACAGGGCCAAGGAACTTTACCGCCCAAGCGATATTCGTCGCCAGCTTCTTCGTGGAAGGAAGCGTCACGTAGCTGTAGGTGCCGTTGCTCTGTACGGCGGCGAGCTTATCGCCTTCCGCCAGTTCAGCGTTCTCGTCCGTTGCACCAAGACTCTTCATCACATAGGTCGGTGTACCGCCCGAAACGCTGTAAAGCACGAAGTCGCTGGAGCCCCATATCGTAGCCAGCTGCGTCAGCGCGGCCTGTTCCGCTTCCGCCGCGGTCTTGATCGCCGCCTGAGCGGAGGACATCGCCGCCAGATAATCGTTCAGGGCGGTTTCATGTTCGGCGGTGAACTGCCCCGTCTCGCGGTAGTAATCAAAGTTCAGAATAAACGGGAGCCCCGTCGGGTTCACGTCGTCGATGCCCACGTACTGATTCTGGGTGTAATCCCCTTCCACATACAGCCGCGTGATCAACTCTGTGCTCGTTCTCGTCCGCTGAATCGAGTCGAGGTTCTTCCCGAACACAACTTCCATCATGCCGTCGTGGTTGGCAAGGGCGTGGATATCGACAGTTTTCTCGTCGCCGTTAAAGGTCGGGTACGCGACGAAGAGGTCGCAGATCCCCGCGATCATCGAGTACGCGCCCGTCTTCTCGTTGCAAGTATAGGAACGGATCTTCTCCGTTGTTCCGTCCGCCTCGTAGAACGTGTCGCATTCGCCGAGCGTCCATCCCGTTCCCGTCAGCGCCTTCGTGATGAGATTGCCGCACGTATCGATTCCATTTGTATCGTCAAAAGAGCCATAGAGGTTCTTGCGGTTCAGAAGACTTGCGATGTGACTTGCGGATACCGCAATAACATCCTTCCGCCCTGTGTGCGCATCCTCCGGCTCGTCAATCACAAACCAGTCGAATTCCCCATCCACTCCCCAGCGGAGCAGATAGTCGTTCGTCATATAGGCGGCTCGCCAGTTGTCCTTCCCGTTCACAGTGCGAGGCAGTGTGAACGTGATGGACTTGAGCCCGTCGATAGGGTCGACGTGCTCGATGTCATACGGCTCGCCCTCCGACATAATCGTACTGTCGTACAGCTCACACAGCTTTTTGCGGCTCATGTCGTGTACCGACAGCGTATACCTTTTCGCCATTGTCCTCGCCCTCTTTCTCGGTATAGAAAAAGAGAGAGCCGCGAAGGCTCTCTCTTGCCTCTTCATATAATATATCTGTCATTCAGGCGGTTTTTATCAAGCCCTGTCTTTACCGCACTCTGGGAGTACATGTCATCTCCAGCTTCGACAAAGAGCCGCCGGAACTCAGGCTCACCTGAATGCGGTTCATTACGACAACGGGCGTATCCACCGTCTGTGCGGACTGCATTGTCGTATCGATCCGCGCCGTCTCTGGCGTCATCACGTCCTTGATCTCGTGCCAAGCGCCGCCGATATAAACGTACATGCCGATCATCCAGTCCTCGAACTCGCCGCCATCACTCGTAATTGTCGTGGAGCTTGCCGCCGAGCGGATGCTCATGTTTCGTTTATACTGGGCGCAAGGAGAGATAACGATGTAGCCGTAGTCGTGGTAGGAGTAGTCCAACACGGTATCTGCCGCACCAACGAGAAGCGTTCTCCCCGTCTTGCTGTCGAGCTCCACATACTTATTGAGCTGTGTTGTGGCGGCGCTCGTGAGCCCCTTCACGACGCACACTTGTCCTGTCGTGAGGTTCGTCAGCGTCACGTCGCCCTCCCCCGCTACCCTCAGCACTGTGTGCGCGTACTCCGTTCCGCAGTTGTACATGAGGAACTCTGTGCTGGCGGCTGTAGGAGCGGGAGGCATCTGCGCCTCCTGTAGCACCATGAGCTCGTCGGATACAGTAGCCAGCGCCACAGGGTCGACATCCGCGCTCTCGTTCGTAGGGATGTAAGGAACGCTGACAGTCGCGAAGGACTCATATGCCGTCAGTTCGATAGAGAAGGTGCCGCTGTGCAGTTCTCTCTTTGCACATGCTCCTTGCCGCGGGTAATCGCTGAACACGATTTCCGCCGTAGGACGAGCCGTGTACACGGCGTAAGGGCGGTCATCAAAGATAAGCGCCCCTTCCTGTCGGCGGTCGAACCAGCGCAGGATATCATAGAGAGTGCTCTTGGGCACATCCTCATATACGCAGTTGAACTTGCGGACATACGGCTCGACGGTAGCATCAAACCAGTATCCGCCGTCCATTCCGTCGGGAGTCTCCTCCTCGATCTTGATAGAGCTTCCGATTCTGCCGAGGTCTTCCGCCGAAGCGACATACACGGAGCCGAACTCGCTGATATGCTTACCGCGGAAGGAGAATCCATCGTTGGGGATATTCCACTTCTCGCCCCACTGCTCCATAGCCTTTCCTCCTTTATAAAGTTATGCGGAGAGGGACTGGATTGCCCCTCTCCGCTGTGTCGTGTTATCTGTTGCCGAAGCGGACGCCGCCGACGCTCATGCCCCGCTGAATCCTCTTCAGGAAAGCGTTGCCCAGCTTGTCAGCCGCATCTTCGATGTCCGTGTCGTTGTCGAGGCTGTTGACGTCAAGATTGAATTCCATGCCGCCATTGATAACAATTCCCGAGCCGCCAGCAAATCCGCTCGTGTCTACTCCGCCGAACAGCGGCACGTTCACCTTCGGGATCTGCGTCATTGCCGCGACGAACTGCTGAAACAGCTTCGTCTGTTGCGGATTCAGAACTGCCTCGGGTTCCTGCGGCGTACCGTGAAGCATCGCCAAGCCAGTGTAGTCGTTGAGACCGCCGCTGGCATACATCGAAATTGTCTTTTTGCCAAGATGGGTTCCGACGAGGATATCGCTCTTCCTGTACGAGTTCAGCGTATTCGTAGGAGTCTTAGCCGCTCCCAGTTTATCGCGCACGGAAGAAGTCGCATTCTTCGTGTTCGCCACGCTGGCGGCGCTGATGCTGTTGCCGCTACCGCCGCCACCGCCGCCTCCTCCGCCACCGCCGCCTCCAGAAGAGGAGGTCGTTGTTGTCGTAGAGGAGTAGCTGTACGGGTTGATATCGCCCTCGATAACCTTGTAGGCCAGGTGGAGAGCTTCAAGCTGATCCATCCACTCGTCCACATAAGCTTCCGCTTGCAGTTTACCAGCCTCGGCGTAGGCCGCGCTGTGCTCCTTCAGGAACTGGATAATGTAATCGTCGCCGCGGGCAATAATGCTCTCGACTTCCTCCCAGTAGACTTCGATAGCACCGCGCATATCAAGCAGAGTCGCTTGCCAGCCCTCGATCATCGTCTGCTGTGTCGCGTCCGTCGCCTTGGCAAAGTCTTCGCTGTTCTCCTTGAGCCATGCGATGATCGCCTCGTCGGAGGATTCGATGATGGCGGTAAGCTCTTCCATCAATCTGCGCGGATTGTTGAGGAGCTCTTCGTAGTACTCTTCGACGTATGTCTTGTAGTCCTCGATGTTCTGAATCTGATCGTCCAGCGCCTTCTTCTGAGCTTCCGCTTCAGTCTCAGCTTCTTCCCAGGCCAGGTCGTTGCGCAGCTTGGCGAGTTCCTCACGGAGAGACGCGGCCTCCTTCTGACGAGTCGGGTCAGCGCTGATGCGCGTAATCTTCGCCTCGAGCTCCGCAATCTTCTGGAGTCTGTCCTCGCTCTCCTCCTGCTTCTTCCGCGCTTCGAGGAGCTCGTCGATAGCGTTCTTCTCATCCTCCAGCGTCTTCTCGCGCAATTCCGCCGTCTCGAGGATTTCGTCGCGCTCTTTCTCATACCGCTTCTTGAGGAGGGCGATCATCTCGTTCTCCATCTTCACGCGGCCTTGGAGCATACGCTCTTCACGGGCTTCCCTGTCCTCAATGGCTTGCAGGATGGTGTTGCGCAGTTCAATTTCCATCTTGCGGATAGCGTCGTTCTGAGCTTTGATGGACTTCGTCAGGTTCTCTACGTCCGTCTTGTTCTTCAACAGGCGGAGCGAATATTCCTGATGCTGGGCTTGCAGCTTGGCAAGCTCGTCCGCGTTGCCAGCGTACTTCACCATCGCATCCTCAAGGTTCTTCAGGTATCCTTCAAGCGTTTTGTTCTCGTCCTCTACAAGCCGCCGTTCCACTTCCATGTAGCGGATAACGCCTTGCAATTCACGCCGCACCTCGTAATAGGCTTGCGCCTGTTGCGCCAGTTCACGGGCATGGTCGGAGAGTTCGAGACTGTCCGTCATCGAGGAGATGAGTCGGTCGGAGTAAGAGGTTCTGGAGCGGCTTCCGCCACCGCCTCCTCCACCTCCGCCGCCGCCACCGCGAACAGTAGTACCGCCAGTCTTGCTGTTGGCTTTGTCTGCCCGGCCCTTCGTGTTGACGGCGTTCGTTGCACTTCCGCCGATGTTCTGGAGTTCCAGAGCAAGCCCTGCAACTGCGCTGGCTGTACTGTATGCCCCGGCGGCAATCGCCTCCAACTGCTGGGTGATATTTCCCGCGCCGAGGTTCACCGCTCCAATAGTGGCCAAGTAGTTGATAAGTCCCTGCACCGTGCCGGAGACTTCGGTGCTCTTGACGGCGATATACTCTTCCGCCGGAGCGAGGTTGTTACGAAGTTGGTCGGCGGAATAGCCTGTGTAGCTGGCCAGAGTGTCCATCGCGGCCTGCTGTTCTTCGATGCCAAAGTTCGTTTTGTTCTGGAGCACATACAGCGCCTGTTGTGCGTCTGCGAGCTTCTTCGCTTCGCCAGTCAGCTTCTGCTCAGAGCCAGCGAACTCGACTGCCGATTTTGCGGCGTTCTCGATGGCATCGCCTGTGCCGTCCATGACCTCGTTCGTCTCTTCGAGATTCTTCAGGTTCTGGACTTGTACAGCGGCATTGAAGTCCCACATGGCATCCGTCGCGTCTTCCGCTCCAGCGACAATCTTTTGCAGGATGGGATATGCTTTCGCAAGTTCCGTCTGGAGATCGACGCCGAGCTTCTCGCCCTGTTCTCCCAAGCTTTTCCACGCGGCGTCAAAGCCGTTTACCGCCCAGTCGAATCCGAACTGCTTGGCGATATCAAAGTAACCACCCTGAGCGGCCTGGCTCTTGTTATAGGAATCGGCAATGCTCTTGGTCACGTCATCGATATGCGTCTGCCACTCTTCCAGTGCGGCCTGAAGCTGTTCGACCGTTGCCGCATCGCCAGCAAAAACAAGCTCCGCCAGCGCCGGGAACTCTTCCAGCATTTCCGTTGTCAGGGTCTCGTTGGATTCATAGAGCTTCTTAATCCAATCGATCATCACTTGCGGTTCCATCATCGAAGCCGCAGTGCTCAAGAAAGAACCATACGTGCCTTCCGCGATACGGTTTCTCTGGCCTTCAGCAGAGAGTCCTGTCAGGGCCTCCAGCATGCCCATCCACTGGTCATCATAACCATTCGCCGCGGCGGCAGTAGCTTCGCGCTTCTGCCTCGATTTCTCGATGGTCTTGTAGAGATTGTCGAGGGTGGTGCTAATACTATCTTCCGCTTCCTCGACCTCCGCTTCGAAATCATCAGCCGCGGCAGTTACCGCTTCCGCCTGGTTCCTAAGGAATACCGCGATAGGATTGTAATCGTACATGAGCCCGAAGAGGCCGAGGTCTCCGCCAGCAGAATCAAGGAACTTATCCTGAAGCACATCGGCCTGTTTGTTCCATGCGGCAAGAGCCTCTTCGCTCATGTCGGTGCTATACTGGGCAATCAGGGCATTTGCCTCTTCGAAGAGCCCAGCGTCGCCAACCAGTGCCGTCGCGTATTCATTGAGTTTTTCGCGAAGCAGTGTCGGATCGATGTCCGCGCCATCAATTGTAGCGGCAAACGCGTCCTCGAGGAATCGGCTCATTGCCGCATAAGCGCCTTCGTCCATATCCGGGTCATAGCCGAGAGCAACCGTAATCATATTGCTCAGGCCATCGCGATACAACTGCCCGAACTGATTGGTCAATTCACCGAGCTTCGCTTTGTAGAAGGAAAGCTGCTCATATGCGTAAGCCACATCCTCCGGCGTCCCGGTAAGACGTGCCATATTATATTGCGACTCCCAAGACTCAACAGCAGACTGCGCCATGCGATAATCGCCTTGTACCATCTGGGCATTTCCAATGGACTGGTAAGCGCTGCCTTGATTGCGAACAGCTGCCGTATAAGCGGCGGCAATCTTGTCTTGCTGTGCCGCGTGAATAGCATTGCTCAGAATGGTATACGCATTAGCCTGTTCCAGCACCGCTTCTGTTTCAAGGCCATACGCTTTGGCAATCGTCGGGGACACCCTCAAGATGTCAAGCCGCACCTTGTTGAGAGTCTCCATCTCTTTAGTCGTGTAGGAACTCTTAGCGCCGACATCGTTCAATGCCTGTTGCGCATCCTGCAAGCCGTCAATCGTGGACAGGGCTTCGTCTCGAGCGGCAAGAGAATCATTCCACGCTGTTTCCCTAAGCTCGATGATTTTGTTGCGGAGGGCTACTACACCGCCAACAAGAAGAGTGATACCGCCAGCGATTCCCGCAATGCCCGTAAGCATAGAGCCCATGTTGCCAGTGCCGCCAAGCAACGCGCCAATAACGCCGCCGCTATTCGCAACGCCTCCAACAAGCCCCTGTGCGGAAACCGCTCCGCCGATATACTTCATCAGAGCGGGGAGGGTCTGCATCGTAGTGACAAGCAACTTGACGCCAGCATACACCTTGCTGATAACGAGCACCAGAGCAGCGAATCCAGCGACAGTTGCGGTCAACGCGATAGGCCACGCGCCGATGGTTTTGATACCCTTCGCAAACAGATCGACAATGCCAGCGAGAAAGTTGTAGGCGTCCTTCAGCACCTCGCCGCTCAGTACAGAGTACAGTTCTTCCAGCGAGTTCTTGAGATTATTCTGTGCGGCGGCAACGCTCTCCGTCCACACGGCGTACTTCTGGGCGACCGTGCCCGTATCCGTATAGCTGGACTCAAGCAGTTCCATCGCCATATCGTAGTTCTGCATCAAGGTCAGGACGCGGTTATACTGCCGCGTACCAGCAAGCTGCGTGGCGATGTAGTTGCGTTCCCGCTCAGTCAGAGAACCCCACTTGGAGGCAAGCTCGTCCAGAACTTCTCCGAAATCACGGAACTGTCCCGCGTCGTAGTCGAACACATTGATTCCAGCCGCCTCGGAAAGAGCCTGTGCCACATCGTTGACATTCACCGTCTCGCCGTCGAATTCGAAGGAGCGGCCAAAGCCAGTCTTCGTGATGCGGCTGTAACGGCTGATGATGGTATTCAGAGCATTACCGACGCTTTCCGCTTCGTCCTGCGTTACAGCAAGGATCGTAGAAGCATACGCCGCAGTGCGCTCCAGCGACATTCCGACGTTGGAGGCGGAAGCCGCAGTCTTCGTCATAGCGGTTGCGATACTCTCAGCATTCGTAGCCACACGGTCTCCGAAGTTCGCGTAAGTGTCGGCGATACGCTGTGCGGCCTGTCCGCCGTCTTCGCCCTCTTCGATAAAGTTGTTGATAGAGGAAGTCATCAGCCTCGTAGCCTCTTCGACTTCGATACCCGCAACTGTAGCGAACTCCGTGATCTGCTTCAGTCGCCCGTATACCTCGTTATCGCTCAAGCCCTGACGGTACAGGGAGGTGACGCTCGTGATAAGAGAGGTGGACGTAACACGCATATCTTCCGCCAGTTCGCGGTACTGCTGGCCAAGCTGATTCGCCTCATCCTGACTCATGCCAGTAACAAGGCGGATCTCGTTCAGGGCGTCGTAGTACTCGGTCGCATACTTTACCGCCTCTTGCCACATCTGACGGAGAGCGCGGAGAGCGACCATCTGGATCATCCGCTTATAGATTTGGTCGACAATCTGTCTCTGTTGTTCCTGAATGCGCTGGATTTCCTGCTGTTGACGGGCGTTCTCCTTGGCTTGTTCAGCCCTTTTCCGCTCGTCTTCAGCCAGCTTCTTATCCTGCTGTTTGGCTTTCTCGATTGTTACTTTCTCTTCAGCCTTAGCGATTTCCTTGATTGCCGTCAGTCGCTTCTGATCATCCGCAGTGAAGGAGGAACTCCGTTTGATGGCGGACGTAAGAGTTGCTTGCCGCTGGACAAGTTTGGTGAGGCTGTCATTCAGCGCATCATAGTAGTTTTTGTTTTTACCCTGAGCGTCGAGCGAGGCCATTTTTACGCGGATCTTCTCGATCTGCGAAGCAACCTTTTCAAGCTCTTTCAGGTTGGAAAACTTTTTCATTTCCGCGGTAACAGTTTGCGTCTGCTGCGCCATTTCCCGAATGGAGACGCTCACCTTTTCGCTTCCATTTGCAAGGGTTGTTACCGTCTTCGTAAACGATCTGCCGAGTTCATCGATTCCTCTAATGGTCGCGCTTGTCGCATTGTCGGCATTCCCGTTAAACTTCTTGATGATGCTCGTCGCCTGGTTCAGGAGTCCACCCAAGGATTGAATTTGCCTAGGGATATCGCTAATGTCCAGCCCGAGCTTGCTGATCATTTTCTCTTCAGGCACCTCTACCACCACTCCTTCTTATGAAATTAAAAGAAAAGGCGGCAGAGGATTCACCCTCTACCGCCATATATCACTTCTTCTTCGCGAAGTTCACAACGCCGCCCTGGGGCTTTGCCGCTTCCTTCGTCTTGCCAATCAGGTCGATCAGCGTCTCCCCGAGTCCAGCCGCACTCTTGACAACCTCTTCGCTGGTTCCGTCGAGAACATCGCCAAATGCCATCAGGACCTTGTGCTCAAGGCTGTTCGCCTGGCGGTACTGATCGTGGATGACAGACGCATAGTCATGTGCCATATCCCAAGCAGGAATCCACGATTCGCACCATTCCTCGAACTTGTCCTTGTCAATGCCATTCTCCATCGCCCAGTCCATCAAAGCGTCGGGGTTGATCGTACCGCCATAGGATTCGTCTTCTCCCTCCACAGGCTCAGGGTATTCGAACCGCTTCAGGTCACAGTCGGTGCAGTATGTCAGGAACAGGAGCGTCTCCGCAAAGGGGGTCGCATACCCCTTCACCATCGTCCCCGCTTTCTCGTCAACGATGAGCAGAACGTTCGCCATCACACGAGCCAGCGAGTCGATCTCCCTCCAGTGCAGATGCTTCCGCACGTTGATGCCGCACGGAAGAGTAAACGCCTCGTCGAAAAATCCAATCTTCTTTTCCTCAGCCGCCATAATCCTTTTCCTCCTTTAACCCACTAGGTTATTGATAAACGTGGCGAATGCGTTGTCGCTCTCCGCCTTCTTGTCCGTAAACGGATTCGCGTCGTGAATCATTTCCCAAGATTTCTCACAGAAGGAGTTGCCAGCGTAATTCACGACCGCGTCGTAGTTTAGCTTCTTTCCAAGCTCCGACAGCACGTCCTCGAAGAACACCATGCTCATGTTGTTAATAGCGTTCTCGTCGACTATTCCCAGATGTGCGGCAATGATCGCCACCGCCTGATCGAGGCTTACCCCTCCGTCCTGTCGGTCGTCAGGTTTTTTCTTTTCTGCTCCTTCTCGTCAATGCGGTTAATCCGCCGGAAGATGGCAAGGAGCTTCTCTACATCCTCCACCGTGATTTCATCGTAGTGTGCGGTAACGAATTCCTCGTTGTCGAGCACCGCAATCAGCCAGTCCATCACGCACTTGTCGCCGTCCCGGTCATCGCCGGGAATAACGGTATCCATCGCCAGAATGTCCACAAGGGGGTACATGTCCAGCATCCTATAAAAAGTCGCCGTTCTGTTCCGCTCGTAGAACAGCTTCGTCGGCTTGATCTCAAGCTGTTGTCCGCAAATCGTCACTGTGTTCTCGGGGATGCCAACAATGGGCTTCTCCTTCTCCTTGATTTCCGCGGACGGAATCGGTTTCGCCTTCTTCGTTGCCATAATCCTTCAGCCTCCTGTAAACCTAAAAAGAATCCGGCCCCGTGGATTTCTCCACGGAGCCGGGTTGTGGAACCCGATTAGGAATTCCAGTTCATGGTGCCAGTATAGTCGGTCACGATCTCGCCATTCGCGTCGAGCTGCTCATAAGCCCACTGGAAGGCGGACTTATCAGCACGCTTCGGATCGAGCAGAGCGAAGGTGACAGCGTTGGTAGACGCGCTCTTCGCGGAGTTGTCGAAGCCAGGCATCGCGGTCACGCGGGCACGCGGCATATACAGATGGAAGACGCCCTTCTTGGAAGCCTCGGTGCAATCGGTACCGTCGGAATAGACGGGCCAGTAAGCATGCAGAGAGCCCTTCGCGGAAGTGGAGTTGGTCTTCACGTCGGTGACATGCGCGTTCACGATGCGGCGCTTATAGAAGATAAGCACCTCGTCGCCGATAGCCACATCGCCAGTGTTGAAGGTGATGGTAGTAGCGGGATCGGTGTCGGTAGTGCCAGCGGCGTACACGACAGTGTACTTGCCAGCGGCAAGAGTATCGGCGTACTCAAGGCCGCGGATCAGCACGGAAGTGGGCTGGACTTCAAAGGGGAGAACCACCTTCAGGCCAGTCTGGACTTCGTACTTATCGGCCTCGTAAGCGCCATAGTCCTTGTCGACCGCGGTCACGTTGTTCGCCATCTCGAACAGTTCGTTGGTGAACTGCGCAGAGGTGAAGGTGAACTGGGTATCGCGGTTGGTGTCGATAATCGCCAGCGGGGAATTGCCCTGACCGCCAGTGATAGTCACGTTGTTCATGGTGTCAGAGAAGTTCGTCTGGCTCGCCTCGTTGTAGTAGAAAGGCGTGTTGTCGCAACGAATGAAGATCAGGTTCGCAACGTCAACGATATAGCCATTGAACTTCGGCACATAAATAGCCATATATCATTTCCTCCTCAATCGGAAACTATAATTGAAGCACCGACAAAGCCTCCCAACATTTGTCCGTGCCAATTACCCAAGGTATTCAGTTACGAAGTTGTGAAGTAGGAAAACTGGAGATGATACCGCACATAGCCAACCAGCTTCGTGCCCAGCGGGTAATCATCCACGTAGGTGAAGTTAAGGCCGTACTGATGCGGCTTGTCCGTCAGAAGCTCCTTGATTCTCTGGGCGATGCGCTTCGTTCTTGCTCGCATCCTGTCTTCATCGCAGTCGTACAGATGCTCTTGCTTGACGAAGATATCGAAGGATTTGTACTTCTTGTGGACTTGCGGAGGCCCATGCTGTGTGCCCCGCTCATCATAATAGGTGATGATGACGTCCTGCTTCTCCACGATGATATCGCTCATGGGGTCTTCCACGAGATACTTCGCAAGGAAGAGCCGCAAGTCATCTTGGTCGTCTTCAGGAATCATCATCAGTTCGCGGAGCTCCTCGTCAGGGAAGAGGACGTACCGCACGTAGTTGTTCCAGTTATCGTTCCATGTCCGCTGCACTCGCACCGTACCGCCTCCTTACCTATTGCGGATATTCCGCGTAATTACTGCCGCCACGATATCAGGAATGCGCTTTTGCAGATCGGCAATATCGGGCTCGATTTGCCGAACTGTATTCTCCAGCCACATATTGCCTGTCTGGTTGAACTGGTCTGGCAGAAGAAATGTGTTCTCCGCGTTCGATATGTGAGTTCCAGCCAACTCGCTGTCCCACACTGTTTCCATCGGGCGGGAGTGGATAGAAGCTCCAAGTCCGCCATCGGTTTGGGCACTATCGCCGCTACCGAAAGTAATCACGAGAGCGCGGATCCACCCGGAGGTTCCTTCCTGTAAATCCAGCCCCACCGGGAGAATCATGTATCCGTTCTCGTAGCGGATAGGGAACTTCTTCATGTTCTCCGCCATATCGGAACGCCAAGCCCTGCGTCCGGGAGCGCCCTTATAAGTGGTATTCATGACCTCGCGCTTCGCGATGTCAATGAATCGGTCGCCAAGCTGCTGGAGCTCCTTTTCAACGGCGTCCAGTATCTCCGCCATCGTTTTCTGGTGGTCGAGCGTCAGCCCAAAGTCGTTTGCCATGTTGTCTTACACCGCCTCAGGGTCGTACTCGCCGCCAACACGACGCATGTTGAAGCCAAGGATTCCTGTCTCGCCAGTAATGGCGACTTCCGTATAGGTGATGTTGATGACGCGGTACGTGAACGGGCCCCACTTGAACTGGTCGTTGATGCGGATGTTCTTCGTCACGTCGTTGTACTGCACCTGACAGACTGACAGCATATCCGGGTTGATACCGGGCGTGTTTTCCGCCACGGAATAATCAGGACGTCCGGCGTATTCGGAGAGCAGAGCCGGGATTGTCGGAGCGATGATCTCGTCATGCTCCGGCTGGTCGAGCCGCCCATCCTTCGTCCAGGTTTCCTTGACATGGCGGTAGAATTGCACGTTCGCGTTGCACTTCACTGCCTGTGTGTGCTGGCTGTTAATCTCCTTCGAGATCGTCCAGTTCAGCATGTAAACATCCCCGGCCTCATTGATGACGTAATCGCCCTTGAGGATAGGGGTGTCGTAGTTCGTGTAGAAGTTGACGGAAGCGTCGGACAGGCCGACCTTCGACTTCCACGCAATGGGGAACATCTCGGCGCGGAACTCCGTCTTCTCGTACTCATCTTCGAACTGCTCGTACCAGTCGCGAAGCCAGACGTAAGTGCCCGTATCGTTGGGCATATCCGAGAACAGATAGTTCGTCCAGTCGCTCTGGATCGTCGGCGGAAGATACGGCTTCCAGTTGCTCCCCGTCAAATAAGCTTTCGGAATCGCAATCGCCATCCCATGCTCCCCTTTCTTCGTTATTTGTCGGGCTCTTCAGGCCGCATCAAATCAGCCATCATGAGCTCAAGTCCGCCAAGAACCGTCTCGTCATCGTCGATGATGATGTTGTCGGGCAACCTTCCGATCTCGCCCGCCTTGTCGAGCAGTTTATGCTTGATGTGTAGAAACGCCTCCATCACGGCGTCAGGCCAGTCCTCCTTCGAGGTCTTCCCCGTCGCCGCTTCGCAAGCGTCTTCCACGTCTCCGATCAACCGCAGAAGGTCGAGCCGGATCATGTCGGTGTAGTCACGCAATTCGTATTCCCGCACCGACCAGGTCTTCATATCGCGGTTCTTGTATTCCACGCGGACACGGATATCTTCAGTGTCATTTGTCATACTCATCGTATAATCCCTCCGTCTCAGCTCAAGTGCGTGTACCGCACCATGCGGAGGAAGACTTCGTTCTGCTGTGCCAGACGAGCCGCAATAGAAGCGGAGATATACTGATACGGCTTGTCCGCGTTCGCGACAGACAGAGCGTTCGTCGTATAGCTGACGATGTTGTTGACATTCGCCTGAACAAGGGCGAGCAAAATCTTCAGAGCTTCCAGAAGCGTCCATTCATATTCATCCGGCGGCAGATAGTAGTTAATGGCAAAAATCCCGGTCTCCTCGTCGGTAATCGTATAGTTGGAGAACGAGAGCGCCCTACCAGTAGTAATAAAGAGACGGCGAAGCGCCGTCTTTACCGCCTGATGCAAGAGGTCTTGAAGGGTCTCGTTATCGGGCAGAGCGGGGAACGCTTGCCACTGGACGTTGTACCAAATCTCATTTGCCAACTCGTTCAAGTTGGTCAGCGGCACATTCAACGGCCACTCCTCCTCTCAGTGTTATTCGTCGATTTCGGGCTCCCCGAGCTTCTCCTTGATGATGCGGGTCTTGCTGGCGGGAAGATCCATCTTCTCCGCGATCTCGCGGACGATGTCAATCACAAAGGGCTCCTTGACGGTGTCCAGCCAAGCCTTCAGGTTCTTCGCGCTTCCGGCCAGCTTGCGCCCAATCTCTTCGCGGTCGATCTTGACGTCTTCCACCTTGTTCGCCACGCCGTAATCCTGAAGCAGTTCGTCATCCTGCACGAGCAGTTGGCACGGAGCCTCGAAGAGCTTCGGAGCAATGCTCATCAAATATTCCACATCGTCACGAGCCAGAACGGCAAACGTCCCGGCGGCGATGTTGCGTTCGATTCCATTGGCCAGCCTGATGCCGATGCCATATCGCGTCTGATTGATCACGCGTACTCTTTCATTCATTTTCCTTGCACCTCGATTCAGTATTAAAAACGGGCGCGGAGCGTAATGCTCCGCACCCGTATGTGTGCCGCCTAATCGAATTAGGCCAGAGTGGAGTCGTTGTACACGCCGATGAACGGGGTCGCGCCGTAAGCGATGCCAGCGCCGAAGTACTGGGACAGGTTCACGTCGTAGGACTTGTCATCGATGTTGGTCGCCTCGAGGGAGAAGACGTCGCCTTCCTCGACAACCTTGAGAGGACGCATGGCGGCATCGCCAGCATTCGGCACGATGTAGATCTTGCCAGTGCTGAGGACGGGGGTCACGCCGTCGATCTCATAGGGGTTCACGAGCTGCACGACAGCGGCACCCTTGTAGGAGCCGATGATGCCAGTGCGGTTGAACTCGTTGATGATGTCGGGGGAGAACTGAGTCTGATTGGCGGCCATGGCGAAGCCAGTCAGAGCCGCGAGCTTCTGGATGACGGCGATGTCGCCGATCAGAGAAGCGCCGCCCCAACGCATGGCATGCTGAACCATCGAGTCGATGGTCGCGGCAACGACGCCAGAGCCAGTGCCGTAGAACGGAGTGCCGAAGCTGGTGGCGGCGGTATTCAGCACGTTCATGGCATAGCGGATCTTGCCGTTGGTCATCTCGCGGGAAGCGTCGGCGATCATCTCGCCCATGTCAACGCGGCCAGCCTGAATCTCGTAGATCGGAACGCTCGGGCGAGCGGAGATCTCGACGGTGTCCAGGATGATGGACTTCTTGCCGTTACGGCTCCTCGGAGTGGTAGAGCCCTTGGCTTCGATGAAGGCGCGGACGCCGGGGATCTTGGTCTCGAAGGCGGCATGGTCGCCAACGGCCACGCGACGGCGGTCAGCGATGAGATCCATGAAGTTGGTGGCCTCGCGCTGGAGTTCGTTCACGGAGAAAGCGATGACCTGAGCCATCTGAAAGCGGTTCTGGGGGGACATGTCGGAAGCCAGAGTCTTGATAGCCTCATTGGCTTCGGCACGGACAGCAGAGTCAAGGCGCTCGCCCTTGGCCTCAGCAACGAGGGTCTTCACGAGCTTGGTGTCGGGATAAATCTTGATATTCTCAGCCATTGTGTTTACACCTCTCTCTTATTTGCGCTGCGATTAGCCGTTGGACTGCGCGGCCAGCACGCCGTTCGCGGCGATGACGAACTTTCCACCGATAGCGGCGGCATTATACAGGGTAGTGTCCACGCTCATCAGAAGCTGGTCACCGAGCTCCGGCATGTGCATGCGGAGGTACTCGCCAGCGTTGATGGTGTAGTCGGCCTGATCGTAGTTGTAGCACAGCGGATCGAAGACGTTCTCAACGAAGTACGCCTCGGTGCCGTTGGCGGGGACACCCACGACGTCCAGGCGGAGAGCCGGGAGGCCGTAGACAGTGGTCTTCTCGACGCACTTGAAAACGAAGCCGCTCACAGCAGCGGCGGGGTTCTTCGCGGTCAGATCCGCGGCGTCCGGCACGACGAAGGTGCCATTCTTGACGGTGGCGTTCGCCGCCACCTTGTACTCACCAGAGTAAACGTAGCCATTCAGCTTAGTGAAGTATCCAGCCATAGTTATTGGCTCCTTTCTTATTCGCTCATGACGCGATCAAACATTCCGTTGCGATTTCCCGCGGGGAGGGGGCCATCGTCGAAACGACTGGCCATCGCCACAGTCTGCTTGGCCGCGCGAGCCTTTTCTGCAACCTCAACCACGAGAGTCTCGTAGTCAAGACACTCAATCGCCGCGGCAATGCGCTCGTCCATAATGGACAGCCCGCAAGCCTCGGCAAACTCGAAGAGCAGGGCCTTGCGCTCTTCCGCCCACTGGCGCATGCGCTCCGCCTCAGCTTCTTCCTCGCGGCGAATCTGCTCATCGCGATAGCGCCTAAGCTCTTCAAGCTCACGACGCATCTCGTCGATGTCTTCACGCCGCTCCTCTTCGTGTTCCCGCTCTTCCTCATCGGGCTCAGAATGAACCTCGATAACGACTTCAGCGGCAACATCCGCCTCGGCAGCCGTAGCCTTAGCAACGGCTTCCTCAGCGACTTCAGCCTCAACGTTGGCCTCAGATTCGGCGGCTTCAGCCACTTCAGCCTCAGCGCACTCGTCTTCCTTGCGGTCTTCCGCCACTTCGGTAACCTCAGCGACTTCCGCCGTAGGCTCCTGAGTGGCCTCTTCCGCAGTCACGACGACCGCCTCTTCCTCGACGACAACTTCAGGCTCCACAATCTTTTCGTTCATGTGTTCACCCTCTGTTTTGTCATTCTCTGTCTCATGTTCCGTCTTCGACGCAACAAGACTGATCGCTTTGGCCTCGGGGTAAGCGGGAGTGGAAACTACCGCCATCGCCATGAGGTCGTTGTCATCCGCGGCATCGATCAGGATCGTTCCGTCTTCCAACTCCTCAAAGCTCCCCGCCTCAATCTCAAAGCTGAAATTGAGGTTGCCCTCCGCATAGAGCCTCTTGATGGCGCTCACCACCGAAGGGTTCCTGCGGTTCACTCGTGCCGTGCCGTTGAGAGCAACAGTGCCGTCCTCATCGACGACTTTCATGAAAGCGACATAACTGCCGATTTCCTGTGCCTCAAACAACCCGGTGTCCTCGTCATACATATGTCCCAGGCTGCGCAGTTCGCCGCGTTCGATAGAACGGACATCGGCGCACAGGGGCATAGAGACGTAGTCCTGCGCGTGCTCCACGATCTTGTCGATAAAGCCTTCCGTCACGGCAACGCCATTCAGGTTGGTTCGCGTCGAAAACATGCGCATGGATAGAGTCATGTATCGGCGGTTGCGCTCCTGTGCGAGTTGCACATGGGAAGCGTTCACCTTGAGCAACCGTCTGTCCATGGCCATATCCCCTTTCCTGGATTCACTCTCCGCCTGGGAGGATGCTTTGAGTAAATCACTATCTATTGCAATACAGCGGCACGTTTCCGCGCCGCTGTAGAACAATTACAAACTGCCGTCCTCGTTCGACGGCTTGGGTTGTTTCCCGCGCAATGCGTTGGCGGGATCGGAAGTCCGCTCATCGTCATCCAGCGTCGGTCGCCCAACCTTGACGTCGATGTTGCCGCCGTTACCTACTCCCGTAGGAGTAGTCGTGGCAGAGGACGTTCCACCGGGCTCCTGCACTTCCACGACAGGATTGACGATGCCAGCCGCGGCCTCCTTCGCCCTGCGGCCTTCCTCCTGTTCGAGGTCGTAGCCGTGGACAGAAAGCATCGACTGACGCGAGATCGTACCGAGCTGCCAGAGCTTGAGGCCAATCTCTTGGAACTTCTTATCGCCCGTCAGGTCAACAGGCGGCATCGTGAACAGCGGCACGTTCTCAGGACTCGAGTGGGGTAGCCGCGAACCGTTGATGCGCTTGTTGATGCGGTTCATCATCTCGCAGAAGTTGTCGCGAGCGCGTTTGATGCGCAGAGCCGCCGTCTGCATAGACACCTGAGCGGTCGCGAAAGTAGAACCGTCGTCCGCGCGGCCAGAGACGATAATGCCGCTGATACCGCCGCCAGCGAGGATTTCGCTGTTGACTTCGGTGTACTTGTCGAACTGGAACAGGTCGTTCATGTCCGGCTGGACGAACTCCGCATCGGCCAAATCATTGGTCGTGGCAAGAGCCGTGCCCGACATCGCCCGAGCGAAGATGTCGTTCACCTGAGTGAGCTCCTGCTCGTTCGGGATGTACATCTTGTCGAGGCCCGTGGACTTGTTGCCGTACTTGACGTGCAGGAAGGCACGGATGCCAAGGTCGAGGATGGAATCCTCGTAGTCTTGAATCTTCTCCTTCTTCGCGAGTCCCGTCAGGCAGTTGGCAATCATCGGCACCGCGTAGCGGAGCCAGTCTTCCTTCTGCTCCTGAAGAACGAACGTGTTCTCGGGGTTCAGCTGCGTCCACTGGTCGCCCCGTTTTGCCCCTTCGCGAATCTCGATGGGATAACCTTTCAGCCGCTCGTCGAGAAGGGCGTCATCCAGATACCGCCTGTCGACAGCGCCGAACTGCATCGGGATATCCGTGAAGATGCTCTCCGTGTTGAACTCCACGATGGGCTCGCCGTTCAGGGACATATTGCCGATGCGGCATTTGTGGACGGGAAGCGTGATCAGGTTGCCGTCCTCCATCACGTAGGCATACACGTTCGCGTAGAGGAAGTTCTGATAGAAGATCGAGTTCATCCGATCCTTCAGGTGAATCCGCTCGTAGTAATCCTCGTACTTCTTGCGGACTTGGTCATTGGCTCCGACCAGTACCCAGTCGCCACAGGCGAAGGGCGTGTACACGCCTTTTATGATGCCGTGGAAGATCGGGTCTTTGTCCACGTAGTAGTTTGCAAGCTCGTACAGGGAAATGATGTTCGCCTGTTTGTTCCGCAGGATCTTATCGAAGTCGTACTCCGAGAGCACGGCTTGGCTTGTGATGTTGCGGTTATCGAACGTCAACTTGTCCCGGTACTCATCCCTCGTCGCTCCGACTACGATTTTCTGCGGTGCCGGAGCAGGAGCGGGGGCGGGAGGCGGTGTACGCCTCCAAGGCAGTTGAAACTGAAATCTTGCCATCGGCTCACCTACCTCTCTTGAATGTTCTCATGTTGGTCACAACGCCGATCACGGTGTTGTTCTGTCGGTTCATGTACCGCTTCTTCAAAACCTCTTCGCGCTTGGCGACGTACCAGACGCCCATCGCCAGAGAGGAGAAGCGGTCTTTGTGCTGGCTCCCCTTCTTGGCCACGTCGTAGTTGGCGTTGCCAGCGGAGGAAAGCCGCATAATGATATTGCCCATTTCGATCTGCAAGGCGTCGGCCTCGATGTAGATGGCCTGAACCTCCATATCCATCTGCTTGCGCACGATAGACTCGGGGTCGTCCGGGTCTTCCTGAACGAGTCCGGCCAGCCGGGAGTTCACGGGAAGCTCTAGCGTCTTCTGCTCCAGCGCAACGCGAAGCGCTTTCACCATTTCTTGGTTCAGCGTATTGTTGCCGCGGAAGGCGTGAAGCATCGGCTCAGCTCCGCTCGGAACAGCGCCGTCGTCGTCTCGCACCCACGCCGGGTATTCCTTTCCTGTCGTGGGATCTACCCACGGCTCGCTCAGGAACTCAGGGAGGGAATCGCCCAGCGCGTTCGTATCGAACACGATCTTGGTGATGTTCTGGAAGCGAACGTATGTCTTGCGGATCTCCTTGGCCAGCACGTCCAGCCGCGTTCCGTGATACGTGCGGATGTAGACGAGCTTCTTGGTGATCGTCCCGTTGTCGTGCTCGATGCACTTGAGGACGGTAACACAGGTGTTGTCCGCCTTCTTCGCGTCGGAAGTCGCGATATCGACGCTCATGACGTAGTAGGCCGCGCTGTTGCGTGGCATCGTATACTCGACGTCCTGCAACGTGCGGCACGTTTCGGTCAAAGCGTAAGGGAAGATGGAGTTGGCTTCCTCGCCCACGAACATCGAGCCATACTCCATCGCAAATTCCACATCCGGCATCTTCTTACGTTCCGCCTCGAAAAATTCCGGGTCGGTAATGCCTACGCGAATCGCGCTCGTATAGTCCAGAGCACAGGCGAAGTAGTTCTTGTCGCCCTGTGCCATCGCCTTGTAGTTCTCGCAGAAGTGGCGGTAGAAGTAGTTCGACTTGAGACACGCGGACGTGATGTTTACGGCTTTGCTCGGGTAATCCGGGACGCCGTAGTTGTAATAGCACTGCCGCCGCTCGTTGCGGACAGGGCCGATAACCGCGTTGTAATCGTTCTCCTTGACTTCGGGGGCCTCGTCGATAACGAGGATTTTCGCGCGTTGTCCGCGCATCGTCCCGATGGAGTAGCTCTCAATCTTCGAGCTGTCCAGGAATCGGCAGATCCCCTTCTGACGAGTGATCTGCACCGGGCGGTGGTTGCTGCATTCGATCTCGGCGAGGATGGCCGGGTTCTTGGAGAAGATGTCATCAATCTTCTTGAGCACCAGCGTTGCCTGTTCCGCCGTTCTCGAAGCCACCGCAATCAGACTGCCCGGATACAGGATCGCCATCGCGATACAGCAGATGGCCGTCAGCCAGGTCTTACCGTAGCCGCGGCTCTTGACGATATCCAGATTCGCGCTATTGCCGAACGCTCGGGCAACTACGCGCTGCGTGTCCTTGAGCTTGACGCCAAGGTAGTCGACGATGAAGCAGTCGAGGTGAGTCCGCCAGAAGAGGATTTGCTTCGCCCACAACTCTTTGTTGCGGAGAGCGTCCTCGGGCTTCAGCCCTCTGGCGGAGCCTCTTGTGACGGTACGCGCCATAGCACTGCCACCGCCTTACTCGTCGATCTCGCCAATGGCGACTGCCGTATGGCTGAAGTCCTCAAGGATGCGGTCGATGTCATCCTTGGGAAACTCGACCTTCGTTGTCTGGAGCAAGCCCTCGTTTTCGATCATCTCGATGATCTGTCCGAGCGCCATTACTCCCTGCGTCTTCTCCTTGCGGGTACACGCCGCAAGGTTCGCGGTCTTCAGGTTCTCGTCGTACATGGACTGCGCGGCTCGCACTTCCTGCATCGTCGCCTTGCCCTCGCGATAGAGGTTCTGAGCGCGGTCGTACAGGAGAGACGCCTTGGCGCACTTTCGGAAGTTGTCTTCCTTCGCGATATCCGTGATATCGAACGTGTCCGCCAGACCGTCGTAGTAGTTGTCCATGTACTCGATCTCGGCTTTGGTATACTTTCCGTTCCAAACCGCCGAGAAGATTTTCGCGTCGTTCACGTAGCTCAGAGTTCCGTCTGGGCTCGTGATAACGGTTCCGGCGTCGGAGTCCGGGTCGAACTCAATCGGCTCCTCGGAATCCTCCGAAACGTTGTCGGAGTATCCGTACAGCTGGACGTTGTTCATGACGGTGAGGCAAGCAAGGGCAATCGCCTTGTCCTCCGCAGCTTGTCGCTTCTCGCGGCTCGCGTTCTTGCGGAGGAAGTCCTCGTTCGTGGCCAGCGTGTACGCCGCCTTCTTCTTCGCCATCTCCCAGACATCATCGCTCCAGAGGCGGTTGTTATCCCAGAAGTAGCGGCGAACGGTCTCTTTGTCCTTCACCATCTTCTTGGCGCACTCTTTGCAGTAGGCGTCACAAAACCGCTGTTCATGCCACGAGCGGTTCTTGTAGAACTCCTCAAGAGGTTTTACCTCGTGGCATACAACGCACATTTTCGTTTGCTTCGATGCCATTCGGCACCTCCTCATCCTTTAGCCTAACTAAAAAAGGCCGGAGGCTTTTGCCTTCGACCTTTCCTTATGCGAACTCGACGATGTGCATGTCCGTCAGTCCGCGGCTCGTCATCTTGTAGATGACTTGCTTTGCTTTTCCATACAGGCGTCTCGATACCGTGAATCCGTCGCCGCTCCCGCAGAGGGAGCCGTTCTGGATCACGGTCGTATCGCCAAGCTCGAATGCCGCCGTGTGTCTGTGCGCCGTCAGTACGACGTCCGGGCGGTCGCCCGTGATTGCCGTCAGCTTCGCGATACTCGCATCGTCCAGTTTATCGTAATCGCCATGCACTGCGTAGATCAGTTTGTCATATATCGTAAACGCCGCTAGAGAAGTGTCGAGATTCTCCGCGACTGTATGGACTTTGACGTTGTCCATCTTGGACAGCGCCGCCGCAACGTACCAAGTCACGATATCGTCGAGCCGCTCGTCATGGACTGCGTCCTCCTTGCGGTCGATGCGGCTGTGGTTGCCGCTCACGCTCCAGAGGTGGACGCTCGGCACTACCTCGGCGATAACCGCCACAAACGCGGCCACGAGCTCGCTCACGTCCATCACTTGCTGGATGACGTTCTCCCGGTTCGTTACGCTGATTTCCTTGTGGATATTGCCGCTGATCATATCGCCCAGCAGGACGATTGTAACGGATTCAGCCGCACATTCGATTGCATACTCCGAAACCGCGTTCGCGTATTCGGAAAGCCGCTCAATCGCAACGCCGCTGTCATAACCGCCGCCCATCGAATGCCAAGCGGCTCCGTAATGGACGTCGCCCAGTGGAACGATGAGGTGGGATTCACCCGCGTCCGTCGGGTAGTATGCCGCCGGGAATCGGATTGCCCCCGCTTTGCGGATCGCCTCTTCGAGGAAGTCCAGCTTCGAATCCAGCCTCGCCTCGTTGCGCGTTCTCGCCGCGGCCATTGTCCGCTCGTCGCGAAGACGCACACGCTCGCGCTGGATTTCGGAGAGAAGCTCCTTGAGCCGAACCTCCTGTTCCGTATCCGCGGCCTGAACTGTAATTACGTGTTCCTCGCCAAGAAGTCCAGCTTCTTCCGCCAGCTTCAGTCCCTGCCCCATCTTTCTCAGATGATCAGGCGAACAGCCGCATTCGAATTCCTCGGCGATCTCCGCCCAGTCAAGGTCACTCTCGCCGTGCAGCTTGGCGAGCATCGCCTCGACCTATGCTCTCTTATCGTGCAACGTCCTCACACCTCTTTCCCTAAGCCCTTACTTCTCGTCGTCCGAAGGGCTGATATAAAACGCAAGCAAATATCCGATCACGCTACCCACGAGGAGTCCCGCAATAAATGCCATCTCGTATCCTCCTGTGCGTGTTGAAAAGAATTAAGCCCCGTATGGGCTACGGAATGGAGCCGCCGACAGGATTCGAACCTGTGGCCTGTCGCTTACAAGGCGACTGCTCTGAACCACTGAGCTAAGACGGCGTGGAGGAGACACGGGGAATCGAACCCCGACCGTCTGCTTGGAAGGCAGTCATTCTACCGTTAAACCATATCTCCGTGGAAGACGGCGTCGGATCCGCCCCGACAACTCGCGGGTTAGAGCCGCGTGTCTTGCTGTTAGACTAGCCGTCGAAATGGAGCGGAGGTTCTGTTCGACTGGGCCTCCATGGATAGTCGCCACCTCGATGGCACCACGGCAAGTCGGAAGCCGCACATCTCCGCTGGTGGAAGCACCCGGTGCTGCCCCGGGGTTGCAGCCTTCAAAGGGCCGTGTCTTGCTGTTAGACGATGCTTCGATAAACGCGAAGACGTGCTTCGCGTGCCCCCCTGGTACGCTTGCAAGCAGAGGCGTGGGCAGATCTGTTATCCGGCTTGTTGCCGGACAATACTTCGATATGGCGGGAACGGAAGGACTCGAACCTACAACCCTTCGGTTAACAGCCGAATGTTCTGCCATTGAGCTACGAACCCGCAAAGAGCGGCTTGTCTGCCGCTCTGTAGGAATATTAAACTTTCGGAATCTCCCGCAAGAACTTGAGGTTCTGGTCATACAGCCGCAGGAGCACTCCCCTGTCAACGACAGTCACTTTGTCCATCGCGTAGTACATCCCCGAAGGAGTCAGTGTGCCATTGTACTCAGGATGCGAGGCTACGCTGTACATCGAGCCGCCATAGTGAAATACGCCATCCGTATCCACGGTGCAGATCTCGATTCGAGCGGAAGGATACTGCTTGCGTATCTCCTGCGCTCGCTGGAACCTCGAATCCGTAACGACGCTGTTTCGTTTGCGCGGTTTCGCAGGAGCCATGTCGTGGTGCTTTTCCTTCAATGCCTCGAACCTACTTTCCTCGTCCTTCCCGGCGTTGGGGTCATCGGGCACCGCCTTGCCGGAGTAGAACATTCCTCGAATCGAGGTGGGGCAGTCGGACATCGGGATCTCGCGTACCCGATGCACCATTTGCTTGTACTTTGTCTCGATGCCCGGCAGCCCGTACAGCATGAGTGTTCCGCATCTGTCCAGAAACGCCTTCACGCGACGCTCAGGACAGAGAAGATCCTCGTGGTTGGAGGAAAGCCAATGGTCGGTACAGTACTCCGTCCAGTACGGCACGACAACGTTGCGAACCTTGTCCGAAACGTCCTCCTAGGACGATCCGTGAACTTCGAGAGAGCCACCCATCGGGGTGATAATCTTCTCAATCGGCAATGTTCTCATTTCCCCCTTCATATAGTATTTCGACCAGATGTCCATTTATCATCAAGCCCAAAGTGGTGATTAACAGAAGTTTAACTTGTGCGACTACTTTATGACTTATTTTCCTCTTCTTCGTTCTCTTTCGCCGCTTTGTCGAAGCACTCGTGCCATCGCTCGTTATTGGCGATGACGATGCGTTTTACCGCCTTCTTGAAGTGCTCGGAGACAGCTTGCGGGCTGATGTTGTAGTACTCGGCGATATCCGCTCCCGTCCATCCCCGCATCACTTGCGTAACGACTGTCATCTGCGGCGGCGTCAAGTGCGCCTTCTTGATCATAGCGTCCAAAGAGATATACGTTGCAAGGATCTGCTCGTTGAAGATCATTGCCGCGGCCCCGTCCTCCCCCACCTCCCGTTGGGAGAAGGCGACGTCCAGGCGATGACGGTTTCGCAGGAGCTTCTCCAGCACATGCGTATCAGAGAACGTCACGTAGTCAAACGTTTCATGCGTCCCTCGGCCTTCGTTGACTTGCTCGTTGTGTACACTGCCCAATAGCCATCACCGCCGGATCAACGTGCCTTCTTCTTCGGCGGGTCTTCGGTTTCGGGGCGCTCCTCGTCCGGCTTCCCCGTGTTGAGCTTGCCAAGCGCGTCCAGCATCTCGTTCAGTTCAGCGATCTCGGCGTGTGCCTCCTGAAGACTCTTCCCCAGATCGACGAGCTCGCGGCGGTACGTCCAGAGGACGTTCTCCAGCTGCCGCCTCATCGCGGGGATGTTCAGGTTGCGCTCCACGGCAACGTCGTATGTCAGGTTCGCGTCCTTCAGGGCATCGATAAACGTAATATCAGTCAAGGCTATTTTCCTCCTTCGCGGTCGCGGTCGCAGTAATCGTATCGAGGGGCACTTCGCCGCCAATCGTAATCTTATCGCTCGCAGTTTTACTGTCAGGTTCGGGCGTCTCGTCTTCGTAGTCGAACTCTACGCGGATCGCGACCTTATCGCTCCCCTCGTGGATCAGGGCCCAGGACGTCGGATCAACTGTCCCGTCCGGCCACCATGACTCCTTCCCGTCGGTAAAGGCAAGAGTCATATGCCCTTCGTCGGAGCGGAACCACATCAGCTTCGGCTCAGTGCCGTAGCTCAGTTCATCCATGCTGTGCCACTCGCCGACAACTCCAGCAAGCTCCTCATCGGTCACGCCGCTGGCGCGGACACGGAGCTCCTCGTAGAGCAGATAGTCGCGGATGCCAGTAACCTTCCCGATGCGGTTCAGCCGCCACGAGACGATCACAAACATCAGGGCGACGCAGATAATCGTAACGCCGTATGCGATATTCACTCCTCGTCCCCCTTTACGCGGTGCAATCCGAAGACGCTCATCAGCGTGTCGAGGTACGGGAGGTTCTCCTCGTCGGTGTCTCCCACGTACTCGACCGTGTCCTCGTCCTCGTCGTCCTCGTCGTCGAGCTCGTCATCTTCCTCCTCCTCGAGGCGCTCTTCCTCCTCGTCGAAGTACTCGTCGTCCTCCTCCATCTCGTCCGTGAGAAACTCGAGCAGACAGTCCTGAATCTCCGCGAGCATCATGACGATATCTACCTCGTCGAACTTGTCGGAGTAGCACAAGTTCGCGGAACGGTTCCCATCCCTGTCGAAGTACATCGTCAGGAACCCGTGCATCTTAGCGTAGTCAAACGCTTCGTTGCCGCGGAACTCAAACTTATAGAGGTCGTGCTCATGGTCGCCACTGTCGACGATTTCCCGGTCGGTTATGCGCAACCTCTTGTCGCTTGTCTCTTTAGCCATTTTCATTCGCCTCCTTCGGCGGTTCGTTATCCGTACTGCTCCGCCAATAGGCAACCAGTACTCTCACTCGGTATTTCCTCCGTCGGCCCTATAATCGTCTCGCTATGCGGTACGCCCGTTCCCTTCGGTTCCGCCCGTGGACACTTGCTCTCGTCGATCCGATGACAGGCATTACCGCCATCATAAACGCACTCCTCATGGCGGGGTACTCTATTGCGAAATCGAAGGCGTCGTTGTAGCCGTAGTCCTTCGCAATTTCGTCCGCTGTTGCCGCGAGGTGAGGCACTCTGCGAAGCTCATCGATGAACATCGGGGACTCTGCGCCGTCGAGATGACGGGAGAGCTCCGCGACCTCCATCCGTTCGCTCTTCGTCAGTACCGCCAGGAAATCCGTCGCTTCGGTATAGGCCGCGGCGAAGGCATGCCAATACGTACCGTCGAACTCGTAGTAGCACAGGCTCAGGCAGAACGTGAGGCCATCGCCGTGAGTCTCGGGGACAAGACCGCGGAAGAGGCAGGAGCACTTCTCGCGGTTAAGATCGAAGTACGTGCGATTATCGCGAACCTCGGCGTCCATTACCGCCATCGCGTCGTCCGGGGAGTCGGCGAAGGCCTCCGCCGCTACGAGCAGATACTCGTTCCGCATCAGCCAGTACATAGCCTTCTTCACGGTACCGAGCGGACAGCGAAGGATCCGAGCCGTCTCGATATCGTTCAAGGCAACGCGTCCCGTAGTAGCGAACAGAGCCGCACACCAGAACAGGAGCTTACGGGCAGTAGCGTTCCGAATGCCCGGAAGAACCTCGGCGAAGAACTCCTTCGGCAGAGCTGCCATGTCGGAGACTGCCGGGAACACTACCTCCGGGGAGAGCGAGCCCATCAGCCCCGCCGTAAGTACCGCCTCGGAGACCCAGCTTGCGTGAACAGGAGACTCTCTGTCGCCGAACGGGTACTCGGGGGTTCCCTCGGCAACGTCGGCCAGCCGCTCGGCAACACGGGTCGAAGCCGCCTTAAACGCCGGGTACTTTGCCGCTGAGCCCTTCTCGTCGAACACTGCACGGGCAGACTTCACCGCGTCGGCGTAAACCGCACCAAGGAACTTCCGCGGGGACATAGCAGTTTCGGACATCGGAACACCTCCTGTAGGATCTGGGCTTTGGCGATCCCCCCCCGCCACGCGAACTGTCAGCGCGAACTCGTGGCCGGGGAGCTTTCGCTAACCCCTTCGCCTATGTCTTCTCCCGAAAACGCCCGATTTCCCAAGTTGCTCTGTTAAGATTTATCGACGCAGAACATTTTCTGGGAGGTGCTTCTCCTAGTCACTGTACTGCTACTATAAGCAAAACGTGATCCGATTTTTGCTAGGTGGCGTAAGGGCTGGATGCTATTTTGATGTCGATTTTTTTCGGAGTTTCTACATTATCGCGCGCGCGTCGCGCCCGCGCGGTATTATTATCTATATAGCCAATTAAATCCCTAATGTTGCAGGAGTACTATACGGAGAAGGAGTACTATAAGGTCTCTACTTAGAGGTCTATCGAAGGATAGAGGTTAAAGAGAGGTATTACAACTTCAGTAGTTATCGTCACTTATCAGGGTTATGCGAAATAGCAGTACTCTGGTAAATAAGCAGGAGTAAAGACCACAGGCAATACAACCCTTATAGTCAAAGAAAAAGTAGATAAGCGTGACCTATATGTTGCAGTACTTTCTGAGGTTAGGGAGCAAAGACTAGTATATTATTACATAGGCGTATATCTCTTGACATAGGAAGTATGTTATGAATAGTCTTATGTTACGGTCTTTATAGAACTTGGCGGGGTCTCCTAAGTAGGGAGGCCTCGATAAGTTTAGTACCGAGCCTCCGGCTCGTGAACATGTGGCGTCTTCGCTATTGTCCGGCCCTCTGGAAAGTGGCGACCCCGACGGGAAGGAACGGGTGGATTTTATTTTTTGGCCGCACAGAGAAAGTTATCATGACATCGAGGATCAACGTTATCTCGGCGGTAAACGAAGTGTCGGCACAGTATCGTGTTACTGAGAATAACATTGTGCGGCTATGTGAGAGAGAAATGCGCAGAGAGTGTTGTGTACAGTGACATTGCGTCAGAACAGAGGCTATGATCCGGCCAATGGGTACGGAGTGTGGCGAGCTCGCCAAGCTTAATATAGGGCATCAACAGTGAGCTGCCGCATAAGAGCATGGACAATATAGCCGCATAACATGACATAACATGGACAATTCTATAGGCAGACACGCAGCTGAGATGGGATGAGGACATGGAGTTACGATACGCCACAATGTATCCGTGGCAGTTTTGAATAAGGGTTTGAGGGTTTTTACAAGACCCTTATTCTAAATCAGGCAAGTTGCACAAAGAATGTTGCCGCCAAAGACATGGACAGGACATGGACTAATCTCCACACGGGCAAGCACACGTTAGCACCCATAGGTACTGGCCTATGGATATTGCCCATGTCAGATAGGGGTCAGGATTTTTCAGTTTTTGGGCAGGATTTTTGGGACGGGTAACCGTCACTTTTACGTATTTCGAGGTTTTTGGGAATCTTGGGGATATAAGTATCGTGGGTGAAGAGGCCCAAAAATAATAAGCGCCGCTATCGAGAGACGGATCTCGAGGCGGCTAAAAAGTTTTTGGGCGTAAGTTAGGGGTGGTGGAATTTTTGGGGAAGGGGATTTCGGGGGAGAGGTGGCGAGGAGTGAGGTGATTGGGGGTAAATTCCGATGCCAAAGTGATGGTGGAGGTGAAAAGAGATCAGGCAAGGGGGATTTCGCCGCGCTGGCAAGTTTCAAGGCGTAAACAGCCCTTAACCGACTGTTATGGGCTTTTTGGGCTTGTTTTTTGTCAAGTTGACTATAAAACAATGTTTCGTTGCAATTGCAACGTAATATAGATTAT